ATCTTGCCGCAAAACTATTAATACCAGAAAGGTTGTCTGCACAAGTGTCCATATTAGTTACATTGTCTGAAGTTCCTAATAAACCCATATCTGTAACAACTGCACTTGTTCCAAGTAAACCCATTGCAGTAACATTTGCAGATGTTCCTAAAACATTCATATCAGTTACAACATCAGCAGTACCTAATATTCCCATATCAGTTACAACTGCTGAAGTACCTAGTAAATTCATAGCAGTTACTGTTGCACTTGATCCTAAAACATTCATGTCATTAACTACATCTGCAGTTCCCAATACATTCATGTCTGTTACAACATCATTTGTTGCAAGTATTGCCATGTCAGCTATTACATCAGTTGTACCTAAAATAGCCATGTCAGCTACAATATCTGCTGTACCTAAGATTGCCATGTCAGCAATAACATCACTAACACCTAAAAGATTAATTTTTCCTTGTTCAGTAGAAGTTGGTTTAATTGCTTCCCAAGCTGAACCGGTCCAATTAAATATTTGATTAGAAGAAGAATTAAAATATAATGCTCCAGTTATTAAAGCATTACCATCATTATCTGTAGATGGTGCTGAAGATTTTGCACCTAAATATCTATCGTCAAAACTATCAAAAGAAGCTGCGGCAGCAGTTGCTGAAGTTGATGCTTCATTAGCCTTAGTTGTTGCTGTTGCTGCAGATGTAGATGCTTCACCAGCTTTAGTTGATGCTGTTGATGCACTAGCTGCGGCTTCACTAGCTTTAGTTGTAGCGGTTGCGGCAGATGATGCTGCACTTACTGCGTCTACAATTAAAGTCCAATAAGCTGTATTAGTTAAAGCAGTACCAACCGGTGATGCTTGAATACAAATATAAATATTATTTAGTTGAGCAGTTGTTGTTGATTTAACTATATCTCTTATAGCATAGGCTGCAGTAGTTGTTGTTGCACTATCTCCTTTAAAACTTCCTAATTCTTGTGTAACTGATAGTTCTCCAGAAGTGTCAAATGCTAAAATTTTACCGGCTCTTTCAGTAGCACCTACAGTAAATTCTGTAGAAGTCATTGTGTTTGTTCTTGATAATTTTATTGATCTATCTGATTCCTCTCCTACTTGTTGAGCAACCATAGTAGCACGATCCAGACCCTCTTCATGTGTCTCCGCAGGGAATGGATCATTAGCAATATAATCTATTGCTTGAGTTTGCGGGACATTCCGTCTGATAACAACTGTTTCACCACTTGCAGGAACATTTCCAGAAGTGAATGTTATACTTCCACCAGACGCATCTCCTGCACCGGCTACTGTATAATGTGTTGATAATGTTTTAGTTGTTTCAGCTCCTGTGGAGTTTGTACGGATAATAACTAAAAGATCGGTGTCTTGTAATATTCTAAATTGATAAGCAAAATTAGTTGCACTTCCATTACCATTGTGAAAATTTTTAATAATTGTAGTTGATACTGTCATGTCTTAAAAACCTTTATTACTCTTTGATGGTTTTGTAAATAAATATTCTTGTTTATATTCTTTTTTCATTGTTTTTCCTAGCATTTATTAAATTATCTATGTTTTGTCTATGGTTTAAAATAATAAGTTTGACCTCTATTTTCTTCATTTCTATCTTTCATTCGTTTAAAAAATCCGGGGTCTAAATATTCTTTAATTTGATAGCCAATAAGATAGTCGTAAGCTGCTTTAGTGTAATATAAGTTTATAAATGGTGTATGACCTTCTGCTAACTGTAAAAATTTTTTACCTGCTTTTTTGGGTTCATTCATATTTCTTACTACATCTATAAGTTTTTTAATATCTGAAGCTGTTGGTCCAGCTGCTGTTTCAAGAATTCCATTACCATATTGATTTTGAATTTCACTCATTAAAAAATCACCATAAATACCTGCTCCGCCACCTTGTACAAATGATTGCATTAAAACAGCTACTTTTTTAGGGTCTCTTGGTGATCTTCCAGATAACATATCTTTGACAGACAAAACAATATAACCAAAAATAGTACCTAACATTAATGTAGAAGCTAACATACTAGCACCTATTAATTTACTCTCATCTGGTCCATAAGAATCCATTTCTCTTCTTAAAATTTTTTTGTATAAAGAAACTGAAAAGTTTTTATATTGCATAATAAAACTATTAAGTTCACCCATATAAGTTCCTTTAACTGTACCCATTTTTGTTATTGATCTAATTTGTGAATCTGGTTCTGGCGTTCCATGTGTACCTTGGTCATTTAAAACATTTCTCCAAGTTAATTCTAAATCATTTTTAAAATTTCTTAATTGTCTTGCACTTAATTTTCTACCTAAATATTTATTAATAACACTATCTGGAATATCTTTTGCTCCTTCAGCGGTTAAATATTTTTTATTATCAACAGCTAAAGTTTTAATAGAACGCAACATATCCCATTTGCCTTCGTCTATTCCATACAATGTTAAAAAATTCCTCTCTCTTTTTTCTAAATTAAAAAATTTAGTTTCACTTAATGATCCATAAAATTTTGATACACCAAGTGCCATAGAACTTTTTAAACTTGCAACCCATCCATTTAATCCATTCCATTTAAAGAATTTATTTCTTAAATTATTTAATCCACCAAAAGAATCAGCACCATCATTAAATACATTTCCTCTATTTGAAGCTATAACAGAATTACTAACAACCTCTAATGCTTCCATAGCAGCTTTATTATTTCCACCAAGCAATCCATTTATTGCTTCAAATAAACCAGTTAATAATCCTCTTCCTTGAAAATTAGTAGATGTCATATAAGGTGCTAAATCTGCAAAAGATGTTATTGCAGTTCCACCTAATCTAGCCATATCTCCTGTACTTCTTACTACTTCACCTATTTTTGCTAAAGTTTGACTACCAGCAATATTTGCACTTCCATCAACCTGTGCAAAAGCTCCTTGAAAATTATCAAAATTTAAATCTCTAACAATTTTATAATCTGAACTTTTATATTTTTTTTTTAATAAAGCTAAAATTTTGTTAAATGTATCTTGAGGATTTGTTCCTAACTCTTGCATCATAACAATATTTTTTGCACTACTTGTTAAGACATTAAAAACACTTGTTTGTAGAGAGGGTTCTCCAAATTTTATATTATATTCTTGTCTAGCTTGTAAATCTTTAAAATGTAAAACTCTTGAAGAGTTTAAACGATTAGTTACATTTTTTGTTCCATAAATACTATTTGTGCCACCATGTTTTAAATGATCGCCTGTCATTAAACTATCATAAATACTGCTTAAAATTTTACTAATTTCCAATGGATCATTAACATCAGCAAAAGTTCTTTTTAAATTTAATTTTGTTTGTATGTACTCTACCCAAGCTAATCTATTATCTTCAATTAATCTTGAGCTTTTACTAGCAGCAGCCATTTTTTCTGTGTTATGTGTTGTTCTAGTTATCCAATCATCTAACTCTCCTATGTTAGCTCCTAAATCATTTAATCTTAATCTCCAACTATTTTGAGATTGTTTTAAAATTATAGCAATATCTTTAGCACCTTTTACACCTGTAGGCTCACCAATCATTTCTTTCATAATTTCTAAATCAATTCTACCTTCACTAAAATCATTCCAAGCATCTTTTCCTAAATTTCTAATAGCATTAACAAGTTTTGTAATTTCAACATTTTCTAAAGTAGTTTGTTTTAAACCAATAGAATCTCTAGTAATTTTAGAAAATTTTTGCATACCAACCAAATATCCTCTTACAGCTTCTATAGGATTAATTTTTCCATTAGACATAGTTACAGCATCTATTATTTTTTCATAATTTTCCAATGCCTTCATGTTGTTTTCTGCTATATTTCTTTTTTTTAAAACTTGATCGTATTCAAATTTATCTATAATTTCTTGTGCTAATATTTTTTCTGATTTAACTTCTGCTCCTTGAAATTTATTTTCATTAATTTTTATTTTAGCTTCATCTAATAATAAATTAATTTTTTCATCAGACAATAAATTGCCAGTTAATCTTTTAACTTCTTGAAAACATTTTGATAATGATTTTATTGTTGCCATTAACTATTTCTTTTTGTGCAATTAGTTCCAGCTTCTATAGCTTGTCTAATTTTAGTTTTATTTTTTATAGAATCATCAATTTCTTTTATTGCATTTCTTTCTTGAACCATGGGTTCAATTAAATCTTCATCTTTAATATTTAATTGTTTTTGATGTAATGTAGTTCTTTGTTGCATATTTTCTGCTTCTAATTCTAACTCTGATTGATTTTTTTCTTTTATTATTTTTTGTTCTTCTGTTAATGGTTTTAAGTTTCGGTTGTTCATGTTGGATTGTTCTTGTATTTTTATTCTGTCATTTTCTGCTCTTTTAGCTTCAACTATATCTCTTTGGGTTTTTTGTAAATTTCTAATATTTTTTAAATAAATTTTAGCTGATGACCTGTCTCCATTTTTTATTGAATTATTATACAGGGTGTCAAACTCTTTAATTTGATCGTCTAATTTATTTAATTGTGCATCTCCTACTCTTGTTTTTTCAGACACAAGATTGCCGGTATCTACTGGTTCTCCCTTTAAAACTTTACCAACAGAATAATCTAATAATTGTCTTTGATTTTCTGGAGAGATTGCCGCTAACCTTTGATAAATATTTGGCTTACCTCTTACTTCTGCAATATAATCTCCTAATCTACCAAAACCAACATGAGCAGCAGTACCAATTAAACCACCAAGTGCTATGTTAGTAATAGCATTATAAGCAGTATAATCAGCTTGTTCTGATTTTGCTACACCATAAACAATAGGTTCAACAGCTATGTTACCAACTAAACCTTCTACAGCACCTTTTTTCATTCTAGCAATATTTTTACCAGAACGAGCAACCATAGAAGCAAATTTAGCTTGACCAACAACAGGTACAAAAGATGCACCAATATTTATAGGGTCTAAAAAACTTGTACCAAGAGATTCTAAAAAGAAAAAACCTTTTGCCATTTTACTATCTGGTCCTCTAGCCAAAATACTTGCTCTTGAATTTTCTAAATTTTTTCTTTCAACTATATAATCAACAACACCTTCTCTTGTATCTTCTGTAAAATTTAAACCTAGACTAGCATATTGTTTATTTAGTTCATCTTTATTTAAATAAATATTACTAGATTGATAGGCTTTTGTTTGATCGTATGCTCTTAATGTAGAAGCAAATGGATTTAAATTCCATGTGTTCATAAAGTTAGCATGAGCAGCGTCTAAAAAGCTAGTTCTACTTTGGTTGTACAAAGTACCTATTTCTTCTTTTGATTTTTTAAATGTACCTAATCCAAGATTAATCATAATTATGGACTTTCATTAGTTAGTTGAGATTTTTTTTCTAGTGAAGCCATTAATTTTGATAAATCTTTAGCTCTTGTTTTAGTTTGAATATGCCATTTAGTTTTTCCAATTTCTTTGCTAGTATTTTTGTAATCTTTACCTTCATAATTATTAAGCATGTGTTTAGAAGCTAACTCATATTCTTGTTCATTTATTGCTTTAATTGTTTTTTTAAATTTACTTAAACCTGTAGTACCTAATTGAAAACCCATTTGAACTAATATACTGTAAGCAGTTGGGTTAATATTTTTATTTGTAACTAATTTATCTACATCTTTAATTACTATTTCTAAATCTTTTTTAAAAATAATATCCACTTGTTCTTCAGTTAAAGTATCAATATTAAAATTATATATTTTTCCACTTTTTTCTTCTGCTTCTGTTATTCTGTGACCTTTACCAACTGTACGAAAAGTTTCTTTAATTTTTTTTCCATTAAGATCATTATATTCTAAATTATAAGGTTTTAATTCAGTACCTTCGTCATCTGATAACATTTTTATATTATTTGAATTGGTTAAAAAATTATTTCCTAATGTTGACATATTAGAAGCATCAGACATAATCATACCAGAGTTAGCTGTTTTATTTTCCATTCCTGTAAATTGTTTTTCAAATTCTAATTCTGATAAACCTTCTACCGGAAATTTAGAGTTTTTTTTTCCGTCATCAATAACTTCATCTATTAAAAATTCATCATATTGAAAATAATCATCAGAAGGTGGATCGGGTAAAAGTGGTAATTCATCACCAGTTACAGGGTAAACAGAAATTGTATCATTAATTGTAGGGTCTTGATTAGGTAATTTTGTAAAATAATATTCTATTCTTTGACCATCAGCATTTACTATTGGTTGTAATCCAGTAACACCACCAAAGTCAGTAACTAAAACTGCACCTGTCATATCACTATTATTTATCCATTTAGAATAATTACGAATAGTAAATCCTATTCTTTTTTTAACTTGTTCTTCAGTTAAATTAGGAATATTTAAAGAATCTGCATAGTGCATATATCCTTTGTCTCCCATAAAACGATCTAAATAATTTCCCGGTGAAATATCTTTTACACCAATTAAAATTGCTTCATTTTTATTTTGAACAGCTACTACAGGAATTGGTATTTTATTTATAATTTTTGGTATTAATAA